GTGAGCGGATGGCAATTATTTGGCCTGCATCACTGCCGCAGATGTTCAGCAGTCAAGGTTATTCAGACAACTTTTCTGATAACCGGCTAGCCACCAATCCTGAACTTGGCCCTGCGTTGGTGCGCAGCCGCATCAGCAGCATGCCGCGCAGAGTGGCTGGCGTCATGGTGATGACCAAGGCCCAGCTGAACACACTGCGCAGTTTCTGGCGCTACTCCACGCTTGACGGCAAGCTGCCGTTTGAGTTCCCTGACCCGGTGTTCGGCTATGGCTGGCGGCGCAACTGGGTGCCATCCAGCGGCACGGCGGGCGCGGTTGAAGGCAGCCCCGGCACCTTGCCCAACGGCTGGGGGCCTATCGGCGTTCAGAACGGTATCTATAAGGAAGTACGTGAAGTTGGCTATGAAGGTAGCTTGGCCTACGTGGATGTGAACTTTTCAGGTTCAGCCACAGGCGACACCAACATATACTTCTACACCCCGGCCATTGCAGCGGCTTCCGGGGAGACGTGGACGCAGAGTTTCTATTGTCGTTATCTTGCAGGTGATCTCGCTTACATCACGCATATCTACATGCTGATGCAGAATAGTCCATTTACAATTCAACAGGTTTTGGACATTCTGCCGGTGACGACCACGGCAAGTCTGGCGTCACAGCGCCGCCAGCAAACATGGAAGCCCGTGGCCACCGGCATGAGCGGCATTATGTCCTATATTCACCTTGATGTCACACCGGGGCACTTCATCGACGTGACGCTGCGCATTTCAAGCCCGCAAATGGAAAAGACCAAGGCCGCTACCGCCTATATGGCGACCCCCAACACAGCCAACCCATTGTCACGGTTTGCGCCCGGTGGGCGGCCACCGGCACCAAGCTTTCTTGGTGGCAACGCGTGGTCCGTGGCCATGGAAATAGAGATGTATGAAACGACATGAGCAAGACAACCATCAGTCTCAACTTCAGGACTGCGTTTCAGGCCCAGCAATCTGACGAAGTGCCGATTGCGCTGATAGAGCTACGCCACCCGGATACTACTGAAGTGCTGTACATCAGCGGCGATAATACGACGCTGCTTAAAACCACGCCGGAGATGGAATGGGGCACGGTCAGCCGGGGCAAGACCTATATTTATCGCCCACTGAGCCTGCGCCTGCCCAGCGACATGGCAGACCGGCCTCCCCGGATGCAGCTGATGGTGGAAAACGTCAGTGGGGACATGCTCAACTTTGTATCTATCATGATCCAGCGTGGCACCTGCCACATTGACATCGTTACAGCGTCTGCGCCCAGCACGGTGCAGATACCGTTCCCGCTGATGGATGTACGCGGGTTCACGCGCAACTCTGACATCGTGACGTTTGACATAGGGCTTGATGCGGCTGAGGATGAGCCCATCCCAGCTGGCCTGTTCACACCATCCGGTTTTCCGGGGGCGTTTGCGTGAAAAAGCCACTCACCGCGCTGGACTTTGAACACTTTGTTGGCACACCATGGCTAGACGGTGGCCGCACGCTGGCAGGGGCGGACTGCTGGGGGCTTTTCAGGCTTGTCTATGCAGAAGTACTGGGTGTGCCCTTGCCAAGCTACAGCGGGGCCTACGGCAGCGCCTTGGACAAGATCATAATCAAGCGGCTGATAGAGGGCAGGCCAGACCACTGGCACCCTGTGGCGGACCCTGCCATAGGTGATGGTGTGTTGCTGGAGTTCATCAACCGTCCGCACATTGGCGTGGCCGTGGGTGGCGGGCGCATGCTACACATTGAACACGGATACGGTGCCGTGATTGAAAGCTACGAAACCGCCAAATACCAGAACGCCTTGGAAGGGTTCTACCATTACGATGAAGCCGCTTGAGCCCCTTGATGGTGAGGTGTACGCACCTGACGAGGTGGCGCGGTTCTTTCTGTTTGAGCATGCGCTGCGGTCCACGCGCCATGTCTGTGACGTGCCTGCGGGGCTTAGCATCACTGAGGCGCTTGACTACAGCCTAGACGATAGCGGCTGGCGCAACAAGTACCGGCACAACTTCACCATCTTCCTGCAAGACGGCACGGCCATCCCTGAGCATATGTGGGACCGCGTGCGCCTGAAGGCTGGCACCACGGCGGTGGCACGCCCGGTGGCCGAAGGGCCGCTGTTTGCGCTCATCCCTATACTGGGCACCTTCAGCACGTTCATCACCAGCTTGGGCTTCTTTGGCCAGCTGCTGATGGCCGGTATTACGATGGGCCTGAAGTTCCTGCTGAGCAAGCTGTTCGCGCCCAAGCAACCCAAGCCTGATGTCAGTGACCGCAAAGCGGTCTATTCAATCGTGGGCAGCCGCAACGAAATCACCCAGTGGCAGTGCATACCGCTGGTGCTGGGCAGGCACCGCATGACACCGCCATTGGCCGCCAGCCCCTACACCGAGACGGTGGGTGACGAGCAGTATCTGCGCCAGCTGTTCTGCAACGGCTATGGACCGCTGGATATTGAGGAGACCACCGCCAAGATCGGTGAAACATTGGTCAGCAGCTTTACCGAGGCTCAAATCCAGCATCGTGAGGGCTTCACCAGTGATGCTGACACCACGCTGTATCCCAAGTCCGTTATTGAAAGGCCATTCACCAAAGACCTTAAGAAGGTGACCCCTTATCTTCAGGAAACGACGGCTACAAATACGACCTCAGTAGGGTTGGATTTCATGTGGCCGCAGGGCCTGTGCAATATTGACGAGGAGGGCAAGCGCCTTGATCGTGGCGTCAACATCTACATGAGTTGGCGCACGGCAGCTGGTGAGGGCGGCAGCCCGCCTGCGGGCGCGTGGTCAAGCAATTACAGCCTGAACTTTGTGGCCAGAACGCAGAAGGCCATCCGCAAGACATACATCATAAATTTCCCTGCCGCTAACCAGTATGATGTGCGCGTACACAAGGAAAGTGATGACGTAGACGTTGACAAGTGGGCTGAGTTCAACTGGACCGGCCTAGATGACTTGCAGTGGACTGCCATCCGCAGTTTCCGCACAGGTGAGCCGGTGACGTTCACCGATGCACCGCTAAGCTTCACGGCTATCCGTGTGCGTGCTTCGGGCCGCCTCAACCAAGTGGTGGACACCTACAACGTCGTAGTGCAGTCAAAGGTCACTGCGTGGAGCGGCACCGCTTGGGTGGCCAACACCGTCTCACGGCGTCCCCCGGACTTGTTCAGGCACGTGCTGACGTGCAAGGCCAACAGGCGTCCATATTCTGTGAGCCAAATAGATTTGCCCACGCTTCAGAAGTGGCACGCCTACTGCGTTGCGCAGGACTGGCGCTATGACAAGATCCTGCTTAGTCAGATGAGCGTCTTTGACCTGATCACCGAGATATGCGCGGCGGGCCGCGCGATGCCGGTATTCAAGGATGGCAAGTGGTCAGTTGTCTGGGACGAGCAGAACGTACCTATCAGCCAGCTGTTCACGCCGCGCAACTCATGGAACTTTGAGGAGCAACGTGACCTTGAGCCCATACCGCATGGGTACAGGATACGTTACCCTGATGAGCTTACGGGCTGGCGTGAGAATGAGCGGGTCGTTTACAATGACGGCTACGACAAAACCAACGCCACGCTGCTGGAGGGCTTTGAAGTCCCCGGCGTGACCCATAGCAACCGCGTATGGAAGCACGGGCGTTTCCATCTGGCGCAGCGCATACTGCGCCCCGGCATTTATACCCTGATGACCAGCTGGGATGCCCTGCCGCTTATCCGGGGTGACAGGGTACGGGTCAATTTTGACAGCTTCCAGTACGGGTTGTATTCGGGTCGCGTGACGGCGGTGGATGCCACCAGACAGACAGTCAGCGTTGACGTGGGCATGTTGCTGGCGGGTGCCACCAACTACATGTTCCGCTTCAGGTTGACCAACGGCACATTCCTTGAGCGCACAGTGGACCCCGGCTATGTCGGTGAGTATTTGACCATAGGTCTGGTGGGTTCAGCGGCCCTGCCTGCCGTGGGTGACCTGTTTGCACTTGGCTTGGCAACAAAGGATAGCCGCATATTCCGCGTCACGGGCATTGAGCCTGAAGACAATCTGGTGCATCGCTTGACCTTGGTGGCGGACGCACCTGAAATTGCTGATGCGGATGTTGGCCAGATACCCACATATAGCGAAGGCATCACCGCCCCCGTAGACCCGTTCCTGATGCCACCTACCAACCTGAGGGTGACCGACGGTGCCTATTCAGACGGTGGCGGCCAATACTGGGCCAACTTGTTGCTGACGTGGCAGCCACCGGCCTACGGGCGCGTGGCGCAGTTCCAGATACAATACCGTGAGGAAAGTGATGAGGATGACGTGT